TTTCTGTGAAAGGAGTGTCCCCCTTCACAGTTGCCCCGCGACCTCTAATTTTCATCAAGAGGGGGGGCATATCTTTCAAACCATTCTTCAATAAATCGTGTCCAGTCAGTCTTGTTTCTCGCGTCCTCCGACACTTCTAAGCGGTTGAGACACTCTTCCTTTGTAGCCCTTACAAGTATCTCTCGCGCCCCTAACTCTTTCGCAAGGCGCTCTCTTTCACCTTGCAGAGGATAGCCGCCGATAATGTATGCATTCGACCACTTTCCTTGACGGTACCGCACAGATTCAACTAGTGCTTTATGCATTGCAAATACAACCGCTTTTAGTCTTGGTGGTTTCTCATATCGCGAAAGTCCTGAGACGCACTCCCAAATTGAATCAATATCGACTATCAAGTCTCCTTTGTTCATCGCCTTATCAACATACGTCCTTTTTCCTGCAAGCGGCGGACCATACACGAGATAGACCTGACGCTCCTTCGAGCCTAACTTCTCGTGTATTCGATTGTGACAAACATGATGCACAAGCTGAATGTTGTCCGGATTCAGTGACACCATGACATCGTTTACGTTCTCCTCCGTCAGATGCTCCATGTGATGTCCGATGCAATCATAGTCTTTTACGATTGGCTTGCCGCAGTACTCACATATCGTCTGACCGTTTTCATTCAACCTTTGCAATCGTATCAAGCGGACTGTCTTCCGCCATTCCCTCGACTGATAAAAGTTGGATAATGTTCTCACCAGTCATCCTCCTTTTTGAATTGTCCTTGTGCTTTCGCTAATAGTTCCGACGCTCTCAACCTGTCACGCATCCGCTGCGCTTTGTCATTCATCGTCGCAGTCCAAAACGCTTGCGTCTCCTTGACGTCCGCAATGTGTACCTCCGGGTCATTCATTGCTTCGTTCAGCAGATACTCCATGTAACTTTGCACTGCCGGATGTGCCACTACTTTGTAGGCGTGGCCGCGAGCGTACTTTTTCGAGTAGCCTGCCATAAGTACCGCTCTTTCGGCGTTTCCTGCCGCTGCTCCTAAAAAGTATTTTGCCACTAATTTGTGCTGAGGCTTAACCTTTGGCTCTTCCATATGTCTCACCTCATCTCTGTCTCTAAATCTTTTTCGTGTACTCCAGTTTCACCCAGCCTTTGGATGTCTTTCCCCATCCATTGGTTTCTTCTGTAATCTTAAGCGTAGAGCCATACGGATACGCCATCACTGTGCCGTACTTTGTACCCGGTCCTTTTCGACAGTTCAGTCCGCTCTTCGCTGTTACTTTTACTGTTTTGCTGGAATCCTTTTTCTTCGTCGCCGTCTTTGTTTCTGTTTTATGCGCCGGCGCAACTGTGCTTTTTCCGGTAAGACCGGCAACAATCGCCTTCGCCATCTTTCCGGCATCAAACAGCTTCGCATCGTCCTTGTCGTCCACAAAGCAGCACTCCACCAAGAGAGCCGGCGCCTTAGTGTGATTCAGCACATAGAGGTCTTTTCTAACCTTTACGCCCCGGTTTTTGAAACCGAGCTTTGCAATTTCTTTACAGATACGAGTTGCTTTTTCCTTTGCTTTACTGTTTTCACTGGCGATATAAACTTCCACACCTGTGGTCTTTCCATTGCCTTTCTTATCGCCCGCTCCACAGTTGAGATGTATCGACACGTCCACATCCACGGTGTGTACATTACACTTTGCAACGATTTTCCTCAGGATGTCTCCCTGCGATGTTCCATTGTTCACCGTACAGTCGTACGCTGTGTGTCCTGCTGCCTTTAATGATTTGATTGCTGCATTCTTTACGTTCCGGGCTTCTGTCGACTCTTTCAAAAAGCCAGTCGCCCCACATGCTACTTTTCCATCCGGATTATGTCCGGCGTGCATATTAATTTTCATGTTCAAGCCTCCTATTCTCCTTTTCTGACATTTCCAAGTCCTCAATGCGATGCTCGCACACTTTCATTTTTTCTTCTACAACTGGCATACGCTCCGCAAAATTGTTATGCTTATCCACCTTTTTTTCTAACTGTTCGATCCGGTACGACATCAACCTCATGCCACTAAAGGAGCCGATTACCGTTCCCGCTAAACTGAGGACACCAACAATCACCGACTCAAGCATCCGCATCGTCCTCCTGATAGTTTTTCTTGCTCAGCCCCAACAGACCTGCAAGAGCTGTGTCTGCTGCCGTGATAGTTCCTACAATCTGCTCTACATATGGGATGTTCCATATCGTCCCCAGTGCAAATATAAACGTCCCCAGCGTAGGCAGTCCATACATCGCCCACCACTTAAGCCTGTCGTATGTTTCGTCTTTCAATTTGAATTTTTTCATGTTCCGCACTCCTTTCCTTGACTTTTTCATACCATAGCACGAAAACAAGTTCCGTGAGTCCTAATCTTTTGCATAAAAAATAGACGACCTCAGTCGCCTATCACAATGCCCTTTTCTTCGTTCAGTTTTCATAATTTGAAGTAAATTTGAAGTAAAACCGGTTTTCGACAGCCGCAAATGTACCGATTTATCGGTATTTTTCTTTGTTCTTTGCACTCATTCAAGTTGAGTGCTAACAATTTCATGTTTCTTTATAAATTGCAGACAATTGTCATCCCACGCCTGCTGCCCTTTTTTATCCAGAGAAAACTCCTTTTGCATATATCCGGTCACAAACTGAAGTTTTTCCTTTTCATAGCGGATTTGAATCGATCCGACATCTCCATTTGGCATGTAATGACAAAAATCAAACAACATCTTCTGTGGCACTTTATTTCCTTTTATCCACGAAAAAACAAATGTTTTCATCATATTCCATGTAACCAGACCGGTTTCATCTGTCCGTTTTTCATCACTGTCAAACCAATCATCAAAACATCTGCCGTCAATATGAAACGTGGCAAATGTTGTCACCTCGCAGGAACGCAGATGAAACCGGTCAAACATACTGCCCTGAAACATATGCTGCATAAATTCTTTTACGCTGTCAATTTCCAATACAATCAT